CCTCATTACCGAGGCGCGTGTCCAACTGACAGGCCGGAAAGCTACGGTCACCAATTTTTGATGTTTAGCGAAAAGCATCCCAGACAACCGCGGGTATGGTGAAGAACCCGTGCCTCATTAACACAGCGGGGTAGTTCATTGGCAGAACGCGAGGCCCATAACCTCGATGTACGTGGTTCGATTCCACGCCCCGCTACCAATTAAGCCCAAGGATGACCGTGACCAAACCAATCGTCAGCGGCACAGTCCTGTTCCGCACCATGATGGGCCGCGACCTCGCCGCGATCATCACCGCTGTGTGGGGCGACGGCACCATCAATCTGTGCGTGTTCGACCAGGACGGCACTACGTTCGCCAAGCATAACGTGAGTCTCGCGCCTGACGACCGCGATGCGTTCCCGTTCGAGGCGCATTTCATTCGCGAAGACGAGCAACCAGCGCCGCGCAAGAACCAGATATTACGTAAAGGGTAGCCATGATCGAAGCCAGCGCAGGAATAATCTCAGCCGGAGAGCCTGACCCGGCGCCGGAAGATGTGCTGGATGCGCATGAAATGGCTGCGATTGCCGAAGACAAGATCGAGCAGCTTGGCGTCGAACTAGCCAGATTGCGCGACGAATGGATTACCGCTCGCCGTAGCTCGGGAGTGGAAAAGCGTTGGTTGCACGACCTGGATCAGTACCACGGCCGAGACGCCGCAACCAAGGCGGTCGCGACGATGATGGAGGCCGCAGAAGCCGGTTATCCGATCACAAACCGCGACCACAAGCCGCAACGCAGCACCGCCTACACGAACATCACCCGGCCCAAGACAAACGCCGCAGAGGCCCGTTTAGCCAATATGCTGTTCCCAAGCGACGACCGCAATTGGGGATTGATACCGACGCCTGATCCGGAACTGTCCAAGCAGGCGCAGGACGAGGCGATGGCGCAGATCGAGCAGGACAAGGCGGCAGACCCGAACAACCAGCAGCAGCCACAGAATCCAGGCTCCGCGCCTCAGCAACAACCGGCACAGCAATTGCCGCCCGGAACGGTTCCGACGCAGCAAGGTCCGGCGACTACGCCGACTCCGGCAGCACCCGGCATGCCCGGACAGATCGTTGCGCCCGGATCGCCGGAGGTGCAAGCAGGCGGCGAAAACTCGATCATTGGAACCGCGCAAGATGCGCCAGTCAGCGCAACCGATACGCTGGAAATCGCGGCGCGCCGCTGCAAGGCAATGCAGGACGAGATCGACGACCAGTTGATCGCATGCCAGTACAACGGCGAGGGCCGCAAGCTGATCCACTGGATGGCGGTTATCGGCACCGGGATCATGAAGGGTCCGGTTGTCGAGCAGCGCACCAGGAAGGCATGGACGCCGCTGAAGGATTCGGACGACCCGAGCGTGTACGTGCTGGAAATCGTCAAGGAAACCGTGCCGGCGTCGTATGCGTGCAATCCGTGGAACGTCTGGCCTGATCCGGCGTGCGGCGAGAACATTCACAACGGCCAAGGCATATTCGAACTGACCGAGGTGACCAGTAAGCAGCTTCGCGAATTGTCCGAACAGCCCGGATACATGAAGCACCAGATCGCAAAGGTGCTGGACTCCGAGCCGGAACAACGGCTGTACCAGTCCGAGCGCGATGTGCATAACCAGGAATTGAACGGCACCAAACCGCACGACAAGAATCAGTACCAGCTTTGGGAATATTGGGGCGATTTCCTTCCGGAGCAGCTTCGCGCGTGCGGCGTCGACATGCCGGACGACTGCACCGAGTCAATCTCGGGTTGCGTCATCTTCGTCAACAACATCGTCATCAAGGCGTTCTTGAATCCAGTCGAGACTGGCGACGTTCCGTATGACTTTTGTCAATGGGAACTGGTAGACGACTCGTGTTGGGGCTACGGCGTGCCGTACCTGATGCGCAATGCACAGCGCGTCATTAACGCGGCATGGCGTCAACTGATGGACAACAGCGGCCTATCCGTTGGTCCGCAGATATTCATTAAGCGGCGCGGAGTTCGGCCGGCTAACGGAATTCATGAAATCACTGGCCGGAAGGTTTGGCTGGTCGACGACGATGTAAATGTCAACGATGCGTTCCACGTTGTCGAGGTAACGAACTGCGGAAACGAGATTCAGCAGATCATCGAGTTGGCGATGCAGTTCGCCGATACGGAGGCGTCGATACCGGCGCTCGATCAAGGTGAGAAGAGTAACGCACCGGACACGGTGGGCGGCATCACGATCTTGATGAATTCGTCCAATGTGGTCTTGAGCCGGATGGTCAAGCAGTACGACGACAACATCACGCGCCCGCATATCGGTCGGTATTACGACTGGAACATGGCGTACTCGGAAAACCCGGAGATCAAGGGCGACTTCCAGGTCGACGCCCGCGGGTCCAGCGCCTTGCTGGTGCGCGACATGCAGGCGCAAGGATTGCTGCAACTCGGCCAGTTCCAGGGATCGCAGATTATTTCTCCGCTGGTCAATTGGGATGCGTGGTTCAAGCAAGTGCTGAAGTTGAGCCACATCGACCCGACCGACATCATGAAGTCCGAGGCGGAAATAGCGGCGATCAACGCGCAACCGGCCCATGCTACACCCGAGCAGATCAGGGCGGAAGCTCAGTTGCAGGTTGCTCAGATTCGTGCCGGCGCCATGCAGGAAATCGCGCAAGCCAAGGTGGGCGGCGAATTGCAGTACGCGAAGATGATGCAGGAGACGGAGCAGCAGAACAACGTCGCCAAGCAACAGCAGTCGCAAGATGCATTGCAACTCGCGCTGCTTCAATACGCGCACGAGCAAAAGATGACGCTCGACCAAGTCCGGGCCGACCTCGCCAAGACGCAAATGCAGGAGCAGACCAAGCGCGAGCTTGCCGCTGCCGAGATAGCGCTGCGTCAGTCGGAGGGTCAAAGCCAACGCGAGCATCAACTCAATCTAGCAACACACAACGCTGCCCTGGATATGGCGCAGCAACCAGGAGAGTGATTTATGGCAGTTATTCAACCAGTCATTGCGCATGTCAATAAAGACACGTGCGTCACCGTTACCTGGAGCGGACTCACGCTTCGCTCCGGTACGTGTACCTGTCCCGGGTCGTCTCCTACGCTGAACTGGCTGACAGGCGCGCACGGATTGGTGGCCATCAATGTCGGCGCCACGATATGGATCGCTCCGACCGGAGGCACGGCCGGGCTGTACACGATGACGGCATACGGAAGCGCAACGACCGCGACCTTCTCTCTGATCGGCGGTAATGCGGCTGCGGTCACATCGGTCGCCGCCACAATGGGCGATGTCGGGGCGCCATACTCACAGCCTGACGGCGCAATTGATAGGTCGCTGCAGGTACATGGGACGTTTGGCGCTTCCGGCGCGCTGTCGCTGTTTGGCTCGAACGACAATGCGAATTTTGCAATCTCCAAAGACAATACCGGCAACGCGCTTACTTGCACAACCATTGTCGTGCGCAACGTGTTCGACGGACCGCTGTTCTTCATTCCTGCGGTGCAGGTAGGAGACGGCACGACAAGCCTGACCGCGATCCTTTGTATGCGGGTTCAGTTGCCGAGACCTTTCCAATGAGCGAGCCTGTTTCAATTAGCTCTATTGCGGCTGCAAAAGCGTGGGCGCAAGTCAACCTGCAGGACGCGAGAGCCAAGCTTGAGATTCCATTTCAGGCTCCGGATGCATCGCAGATTCTCAGGGGTCGCATAGCAACACTAAAAGATTTCTTGGCCGCACTGGAAAACCCAGTGCCGCCGGTTTGGACTGATGGCTCGGAAGACCCGTCGGAATAGTAAAGCAATACACGGAGGATAGTTTGACAACAGAACAAAATGCCGCAGAACTTTGGTCTGCAGTAGCCGCAGAACGGGCTGGTGAACCAGCCGCCCCCGCCGCAAAGCCGGAGCCAGTTCCAGCCGCGAAACAACCGGAACCTGCAGCAGACCCGTTCGAATCCATACAGGCGCGTCTCAACGATTTCCAGACGCAAATGGCTGGCAGGCTGCGCAACGTGGAGGGCCATATCGGAAACCTCACCGGGTCGCAGAAGCAGATGAAGGAATTGCTCGAAGCAAGCCGAGCAGTATCGGCGCAATCCTCGTCCGCCCCATCGCAGGCTCAAGTGGCGCAAGCCGTCACGAGTCCGAAAGCATGGGAAGACCTGCAGCGAGACTATCCTGAATTTGTTAAAGGCGTCGAAGCCTACGTCGAATCGCGCAGTCCGGCAGCACAGAGTTCCCCGGCGTTAGACCCGGCTGCGCTCAAGTCGCTGGAAGACAAGATGCGCGAGGAAATGAAGGGCGCGACAGAAGCCGTTCGCCAGGAAATCATCAACTCCACTCTGGAAGTCATCACTCCGGATTGGCAAAACGTCGTCAAGACGCAACCGTTTCATGCGTGGGTTTCCGGTCAGCCGGATGACATCAAGGCTTTGTCGCAGTCCGATAAAGTCGGCGATGCAATCCGTATGCTGAATCTCTACAACGAGCATCGGCGCAATAACCCGACACACGCGATCACCACTCAACGCAAGCAAGTTCTTGCAAATGCCACTGGCACTCCGCGCTCGAATGCGGCGCCTACCACTCAGAAGTCGTGGGACGACATGTCTCCGCAAGAGCGGTGGAACGCCGAGAAGGCGGCGAGAGCCAAGCGCAATCGTTAAACAATCAGGAGATTTACATCATGGCTCTACAAGGCTACAACGTACCACAATCGCGGAACCTCATCCGCGCTGCTCAGGGCATGCTCGAGCACGCCCAACCGATCATCGTTCTCGGTGATTTCGGCGAGCAAAAGGAAATGCCGCAGAATGCGACCGACACGCTGGTGTTCCGGCGCACGCTGCCGTTCGGCGCCTCCACGGCCGGCTCGGGTATCAACTCCAGCCAGTACGTCGGCACGCCGCAGATCAGCCCGTACAACTTCGTGCTGGCCGAAGGCGTGACCCCGAACAGCAATACCGTGACGTTCCAGGACGTATCGGTAACGCTGCAGAACTTCGGTATTCTGTTCAAGTTTTCGTCCAAGGTCGAGAACCTGTACGAAGATGACGTTCCTGCCGAAATGACCAAGTTGGTCGGCGAAACCATCGGCGAAATTTTGGAGTTGGTCCGCTTCGGCATCTTGAAGGCCGGCACCAGCGTCGTGTACTCGACCGGCTCCAGCCGTTCGGCCGTCAACCTGCCGATCTCGCTGAACCGTCTGCGTCAGTGCGTCCGCGTGCTCGAATCCAACCGTGCGCGCCGCATCACGACCCGCATCGCTCCCGGACCCGACTTCGCCGTCAAGGCCGTGCAGCCTGCGTACATCGTGTTCTGCCACACCGACTGCGAAGCCGATGTGCGTTCGTTGCCGGGTTTCACCAAGGTCGAGGAATACGGCAACTTCAAGCCGATCCATGATCGGGAAATCGGTGCCGTCGAACAGTTCCGCTTCATCACCAGCCCGTTGCTCGCTTCGTTTGCCGGCGCCGGATCGACCACGCTGAACGGCTGCGTGTCGGTTGGCGGGTCGAACGTCGACGTGTATCCGTTCCTGGTGACAGGCGAGTCTGCGTGGGGGCAAGTGGCGCTGAAGGGGATGACCGCGATTTCGCCGACTCTCATCAGTTCCAAGACGACCAACCACGCCAACCCGCTGGCGATGTTCGGCTACGTCGGCGCCAGCACTTGGTTCAACGCCGTGCGTCTCAACGAGGCGTTCATGACTCGTCTCGAAGCCGGCATCACCAGCCTGTAATAGGAGAAACAGCATGCTGCAAACAATCAAGAAACGGCTGATCGACGGAGTGTTCAGTACCGGCGAAATGTACGCCCTGCTGAAATCCTTCGAAGGGCTGTTCTCAACGCAGAACTTGGTGTCTCCCGGCCTCGCGATCAAGACAGGCGGCTCCAGCCCTCAGTTTCAAACCGGCGCCATTTCGTATGTCATCGGCGGAACGCTGTACCAGAAGGCGGCAGTCGCCGCGAGCAACGTGCCTGCCGCCTTGTCCTGGACCGGCGCTGCCGGCGTGTACAACGCTGGCGCGCTGCTTCTGACCGTGGACAACGCCGGCAACCTCTATACCTATGTGTCGAACATCGCGTCGAGCAGCACGTCGATGGCGGTGGCGATACAGGGTATTCAGTGGCCGTGGGTGCAGGACGCATCTTCGGCAACTGGCGTGGCCGGCGGTCAGGCGGTCATCGGGGCAATCATCGTCGCTACCAACGTCGCCAACACGACGTTCACGGGCGGAACGACCAACCTGGACACAGCCGCGATCACGACGACTTACATCAACATCACCGGACCGTTCTACCCGAACGAGCTATAAGGAGATTCATCCATGTCTTACAATGTAAATGGCGCCCTCTTTGGGGGCAACATCAATTTCTCGAAGGCTGGCATTACCGGCTTTTCCGGCGCGGCCGTCACGTTCTCGACCGCCGCCGCGATCAACTACACCATCGGCGGCAAGTGGCAGACCCAGAAGGCGATTATCTCGACTACTGCCGTACCGACCACCGACGTGGTGACCGGCGCCGGGTTTAAGGCGTTGCTTGCCGATCAAGCGTGTACCTTCGTGTTCACGTTGGACGGTAGCGGCAACGTTGGCGTTGCGCAAGGTCCGGTTCCGGTGCAGCCCACAACCTTGGCTACGGTCAAGAGCGTGGACGACAGCGGAAATTTCAACTTCATCCCGCAGTTCCCGGCGATCCCGGATACGTTGACTCCGTTCGCGTATGTCGTGGTTCGCACCCAGTCGACGATTGCCGCGTCCGGATTCGTCTTCGGTACGACCAACTGGAATGCGACCGGCGTGGTTATCGCTGGTTCGGATGACATTGCCGTGCTTCCCGCTGTTCCGCAAGTCTCGTAACATCCAGGCCCGTAGAGATCGCTCTCTACGGGCCGATTTTTTGGAGTTTTACATGTCAAAAGGCACGTTGCACCTGAACAAAAACCTGGAATCATTGTCGCAACTCAATGGCGCCGAGGCAAAGCCGCTCATCGTCGAAAGCGATCAGCCGCTCGAACCGATCCTGGCTGCGGAGGGACTTGACAAGTTGGCGGAAGACGAGAAGTTCATGGCCGAAATCGTCGAGGTCGTGATCGCTGAAACGACGGACGAAAACCTGCCCGACCACATCGTCCTGAACGTCAACGGAACGAATCAACCGATCTTCCGTGGCGTCGCAACCAAGATCAAGCGCTGCTACCTGGAAGTGCTGGCGCGCTGCAAGGAAACCAAATACACCCAGGTGCGCGACCCGAACCAACCCGACCGCACCGACCTCCGGCCGCGCACGGCGCACGCATATCCGTTCACGGTTGTGAGCGACCGCAACCCGCGTGGCGGCGCATGGCTCAAATCCGTGATGCTTGAGGCTGCGTAATGGCAAACGTCCCTCTGCTGCTGGAGCCGAATTACGGCACCAATGCGATGACGTATCTGCAGATGTTGCAGCGTCTCCAGCAGGAGAGTTCGACATCCGGTACGGTGCCTAGTACATGCCAAAACGTGACCGGCGATCTCGCGCGTTTATGCGGATGGATCAATCAGGCGTGGGTTGACATTCAGAACGAGCGCTCGGATTGGTTTTTCATGGAGCAGCCTGTTTCGTTCAACACCATCGTCGGACAGCAAGCCTACAACGCGGCGCAGGCCGGCCTATCGTCATTCGCCAACTACGACATTTCATCGTTCCGGCAATACAACGTCTCGATGGGGTTTGGTTCGGAGCAGCGCTTGCTGTTTGCTGAGTACCGCAGGTTCCGCGATCTGTACCAGTACGCCACGATGCGAACCACGCAGGCGATGCCGGTGTGCTTCACGGTGGATTATCAGAAGAACATTCTGCTCGGCCCGATTCCTGATAATGTCTACTGCGTCAATGGACTCGCGTATGCCAAGCCGACGACCTTCGTCAACGACTCTGACACACCGACGATGCCGGCGCAATACCACATGGCGATTGTCTGGAAAGCATTGATGTACTACGGGCAGTTCGAAGCCGCTCCTGAAGCGTTGGAGCAGGGTCAGATGAATTATTTGCGGACTATGGACCAGCTTTATTTGGACCA